AGTCTTAACCCTAACGACCTAGGACCTAATGGAGAGCCTGGATCAGACTATTCAGAAGATACTACAAATCAAAATGTTGATGTAGTAAAGCCTATGGGAATTGATGGACCGTTAGCAACAATTAGAACATCAACAGGAAAAACAACACAAGTTGCAGCAATGTTTGCAGAAAAATTCCAAGGGTTAATTGACGAACTAGAAACTGAGTACGGTTATGAAATACGCACACTTGGCGGGTATGCCCCAAGAAATGTTGAAGGCTCAACAAAACCTAGTTATCATGCTAGTGGACTTGCAATAGATATTAACTCTGCAGACAACGGTATGATTAAACCTAAACCAGACGATGCACCAGAACCTACAGATATGCCAGTAGGCGGAACAGGAAGTGCAATGACAGCACTAGCCGCAAAATACGGCATGGGCTGGGGCGGTAATTGGAAGTCTGCTACAGATGCAATGCACTTTTCTGCAGCAAAAGGTGAAGGCGGTGCATTTGCTTGGGAAAGAAATGGCCAAGTACCCGGCGGTGTTGGCCCGGCTCGAGGACCAACAAGTACGTCGAAAGACCTTAAACAAAAAACATCAGCAGGACCAGATGACGGAACTAGAGTGAGCGGAATACAGTCTATGACAGCGAAGACTTTTTCTAGCTACGAAGCTGAGTTCCAAAGCAGCCAACTTGGCGAATCAAGCATACGTCCATATTTTCCAACTGATCCGACTGATAATTTATACGACTTTCAACAAGGTGATAAGATAAAAGCTATTTCTGCATTTTATACAGCTCAAGGTAAAGAAACAAGTCAACCCGTTACACAAACAGCGTCCGGGGTTACCTATAACGAGTTTGGAGATGTAGTAAATACAGCATCAGCACGAGACGTAATGACAGAACCAGAAACTCAACAATTCAATCCTGGCACAACAGCAATTTAATGGAAAATTACATTGGCACAAAGTAAAAGAACTAATTTAAAAAAACTTACAAACATCGGACCAGGTCCGTTTGAAGCTATTGTGGTCAGCAACTTAGATACTACTTATATGGGAACATTAAAAGTTGATATCTTGAAAAATAACGCCTCGGGTAGTTTGCCTGAAAAATTAGGCACTTCAATTGAAGTTAGATATCTATCACCATTTTATGGAGTTACTAATCCTGCACACACAACAAACAATGACGGTTATGCCGCAACACAAAAAAGTTATGGTATGTGGTTTGTTCCTCCTGATGTAGGTGCTAGAGTTTTAGTAACCTTTGCAGAAGGTGATATTGCTAACGGCTTTTGGATTGGGTGTGTGCAAGATAAGTTTATGAACTTTATGGTTCCAGACGGTCGTGCATCTACAACACTTACAACTCCGCAAACCCCTGACAATGTACAAGGGCTTAAAATACCAGTAGGTGAATATAACAAGAAAACTGAAAAAGGTAATGGCAGAGATCCAACAAGATACAACAAACCGTATAATAAAGATTTTACACAATCACTAGAAATACAGGGATTAATTAGAGACGAAAATAGAGGAACAACTTCGTCAAGTGCAAGACGAGAAGTTCCAAGTTCAGTTTTTGGTATAAGCACACCCGGACCAATAGACAAGCGTCAAGGCGCACCTAAAGGGCTTGTAGGCGAAGCAGGCCTTAAACACTCAAAATTTGTTAACAGGCTAGGAGGTTCTAGTTTTGTTATGGATGACGGCGATGACACGTTATTAAGAGTAACACACCCGTCAGCAGGCCCCCCAACATACGCTAATGTCGAAGCCGGGCAACTTTTTGGACAAAGTACAATACCTCACAATGAAGTAATGAGATTTAGAACTAGAACTGGCCACCAAATATTAATGCATAATAGTGAAGACTTTATCTATATTGCTAATAGTAGAGGCACAGCTTGGGTAGAATTAACCAGTGACGGGAAAATAGATGTATACGGGTTAGACAGTATATCTATACACAGTGATGCAGATATTAACCTCACAGCTGATAGAGATGTAAACATTGAAGGCGGCAGAAATGTTAACATGCGAGCCAGTGGTAGATATGATAACTTTGCTACAGGTGGCGAAGTAAAAATAGAAAGTCAAAGCAATACAACTTTAAGAGCTGAAACTAATATGTTTGTAGATGTTGCTCAAGATCAAGATATTAAAATTGGGGGAATACAAAAGACATTAGTTACAGGTGATATACATCATCATACAAATGCAAATTTATACATATTAGCAGATGTAGAAGGCCATATAAAAGCTGGAACAAACATGCTTATTAATTCTACAGAAACTCTTAATTTAGTAGGCGAAGCATCTTACTTAACATCAACAGCCGGTGCCATTAATATTAATGCAACAGGCGGCAACGTTGAAGTTGATGGCGGCACTGATGTTAATTTAAACAGTACTACATCAAGTGCAGGCACAGCTGCTACTGATGCAACTGACGCAACTGATGCAATACCGTTACCTAAATGGACAGTTCCTAAAACAAGTCCAGGAACACTAGTTCCTTCAGATGTGTCTACTTTTGTAAAAAGAATGCCAAGCCACGAACCATATGCACATCATGAAAATTTAGATCCTGTAATGGTTAAAAGTGAAAGAACATCTATTGATAATACTGTTGCATTGCCCAATGCTCCATTACTTAGTAGTGCGGATACTTTTAGAAAGAGTTTTTCAGGCGGAACAACATCAGCAGGTGCAGGCGAAGGCGCAGCGCCAGGTACAAGTGGAGTTAATCCATTAGCCGCAGGTCAAACAGGCGCACGGGATGATAAAGCACTAGCACAAAAATTCTCTAGTGTCGGTGCTGACGGGAATATTTTAGATGTTATTGGATTTGCTGAAGGCGCAGGGTATAATACTCCATACAGCAGAAGTAAAATAACACCAGTGCAACTATACGGAAAACAACTTTCAGAACTAACATTAGATGAAGTATTTACGTGGCAAGCAGCTTCAGTAAATGCAGGTTCAGCAAGTAGCGCAGCAGGCAAATATCAAATAGTTAATAGAACTCTTAAAGGTCTAGTTGACGGAGTCGGAGTTGTAAGTAGAGAAGATAAATTTAGTCCTGCTAACCAAGACAAATTGTGTCGTAAGTTACTACAACAGAGAGGCGTTGATGGATTTATGGCTGGCTCCAAATCAGAAGCGGCGTTTTGTCTAGCAATGGCACAAGAGTGGGCTAGTTTGCCTGTGATTCAAAGAACACAGGGACAGAAACGAAAAGTTAATCCTGGTGAAAGTTATTACGCTGGCGATGGCCTAAACAAGTCAAGAATAGCACCAATACAATTAATTGCAGCTGTCCGAGAAGTTAAGAAATCCGGATATGCATAGAGGGTAAATATTACTATGAGTACATTAGAAAAAAACATATACAAGCGAGTAAAGGTAACCAACTCCAAACAGCCTAAAAAGCCAGCATCAAGCACTGCTTATAGGTCTATTAGTACAGTTAATCCTGCAAATGAAGGGTTTAGATTATACGATCTTGCTGTTATTAAGCAGGACATAATAAATCACTTTCATATACGTCAAGGCGAAAAGTTAGAGAATCCTGAATTTGGTACTATTATTTGGGATACGTTATTTGATCCGTTAACTGAAGGATTAAAAGTTGCTATTATAGAAAATGTTGAAGCTATTATTAATTATGATCCTCGTGTTGTTGTTGATAACGTTATTGTTGATACGTATGAAAGCGGCATACAAATTGAATGTACACTAATATATTTAAAATACAGCATTGCTGAATCTATGATCTTACAGTTTGATAGAGAAGCCGGCTTACTTGCTTAAAAAATAAAATACGTACATAACTGTTATGAATAAATACGTTATAAGAGGAAATTAGATGTCAGCTACGGATAGACAAAACAGATTACTAGTTGCAGAGGATTGGAAAACAATATACCAATCTTTCCGCAATGCCGATTTTCAAAGTTACGACTTTGACAATTTAAGACGAACAATGATAGAATATCTTAGGACTAACTATCCTGAGGATTTTAACGATTATATTGAATCAAGCGAATACCTTGCACTAATTGATTTAGTTGCATTCCTTGGGCAAAACTTATCCTTTAGAATTGACTTAAATGCAAGAGAAAACTTCCTCGAACTTGCAGAACGTAGAGAGTCAGTACTAAGACTAGCAAGACTATTAAACTACAATCCCCGTAGAAATCAATCCGCTAACGGACTTTTAAAGTTTACAGCAATTAGTACAACAGAAGATTTAGTAGATTCTAACGGTACTAACTTAGCAAGCCAAACAATACAATGGAACGACAGCACTAACTCAAATTGGTATGAACAGTTTATTAAAGTTTTAAATTCGTCATTGCCTGTTAACGGTGTATTTGGTAAGCCAAATAAAAGTGAAACAGTAGCTGGCATTTCAACTGACCAATATAGAGTTAATGGCGTTAACACTGATGTTCCTGTGTTTGCATTTGAAAAACCAATTGAAGGTAAATCAACGCCGTTTGAAATTGTATCAACTGATATTGAAGAAGGTAGCTTAGTAGAAGAAGCACCGGTACCAGGAAACAACTTTGCGTTCATGTATAGAAATGATACACAAGGACCCGGAAGTAGTAATACAGGATTCTTTGCACACTTTCGTCAGGGTAGATTAGAAAGCGGCCAGTTTAGTGTAACACAGCCTACGCCAAATCAAACAATTTCAATTGACACTGAAAATATTAATGATTCAGATGTTTGGTTATTTAAATTAGACGGCAATAATAACGAATCAGAATTATGGTCAAAACTTGATGCTGTTGAAGGTAATAATGTAATTTATAATAGTATTAATAAAAAAATAAGAAACATTTACAGTGTACTAACACGAGTTGACGACAGAATTAATTTAGCGTTTAGTGACGGAGTTTTTGGAAACCTTCCAAAAGGTAATTTCAAAACTTATTTTAGAACAAGTGAAAATAGAAATATGGTTATTACACCAAATGCTATTACTAATGTTTCTGTTAACATACCGTACCTAAGTAAGAAAGGCCGAGTGCATACTCTTACAATAACAATGAGCTTAGAAACAACTGTAGCAAACAGTTCAAGAGCTGAAACAAATTTAAGCATTAAGCAAAATGCTCCTGCAACATACTATACACAAAATAGAATGATCACAGGCGAAGATTATAATGTTGCTCCTTTAGGAATAAGTCAAGAAATAGTAAAAGTAAAAAGTGTTAATAGAACATCAAGCGGCATATCAAGATATTTTGATCTAAACGATGCAACAGGAAAATATAGTAACACTAACTTATACGGAAATGA